GTCAAATGGACAGAGTTAAATAACTATCCAGAGATGGGGATCGGACTCGTCATAAATGCGAGGAAAATAAATGGCTGATATAAAATTTAGTTATCCATCGTCAACTACGGCGACAATTAGCCTAGCCAGTTTAGCATCGGATACCAATCTGCTCGCTGGTCGCCAATCTGATGAGATTGACAATACGTCTAACAAGTATCTCGATTATCTGCTTTCAGGGAAAGTTCGTGTCAACACTGGCACTGCTCCGACAACCACCAGGGCGATACAAGTATTTGTAGTTGCTATTGCTGACGGCAGCACATGGCCAGATCAATTTACTGGCAGCGATGCGGATCGAAGTTTAACGTCTGCAAACCACAAATCCTCGATTTGTAAATTTGCGGCGGAAATGGTGAACGACGCAACCACTGGAGCTACTTACTGGTTTTCTGGCGTTTCAGTTGCCGCAATTTTCGGTGGTGTTCTGCCTACTAAATTCGCTGTATGGGTGGTTCACAATACAGGGCAAACGCTATCAAGCACAGCGGGAGATCACGCAATATACCTACAGCCTGTATATCAAACGGTGACGTAAAATGTACCGCCGTGGACCGGCACCTCTTCAAGGGTTGATCCTCTGGTGGCTTCCTTGGGCTGGTCCTACAGGCTCGTGTTTAATTGACCGCTCTAACGCTAATAACAATGGCGATCTCATCAATTTCAACGCTACTCAAGGATGGGTAGTTGATGGAACTGGATGGGCGCTTGAATTTGACGATGTTAATGATCGTGTTTTAACAACCAACGCAAGCCTGTTAAACCAAACGACAAGTCGTCGTCAACTTACGTTTTCTATTTGGGCCAAAACAACCGCAGCCAGTATCGGCACTTTGGTCGGATGCGGAACCACAACTGCAAACAATCCAATTATCTGGCTCCGTAATGATACGACAGACGCAACTAAGGTTCGATGGCAAGCCACAACAGGTGGTAGCAGTCCATCTTTTGACATAACTAGCACGACGTCTATCAACACGGGTGCTTGGTTCCATGTGTGCGGCGTTGCTTCGCCTGATGCTGCTCGCCTCTACATAAACGGTATTGAGGAAGGAAGTGTCGGCTACTCGCAAAATATGCCCTCCACACTAACGGGGATTCAGCTAGGAGCTACAAGACGACCTTCTGTGGGCAACTTCTTTGGAGGCTACCTAGACGACTTCCGAATATACAATCGAGGTCTAACGAGCCCAGAAGTTCAGCAGCTTTATTTACTTGGTCGAGGAGCAGGGTTTCGTGAAAGCACCGTAGCAAAATACAATTTCGCATCGACTCAAAACATTTCGCTTAACGCAATCGCTGCGACTACTACCGTTTACGATCCAACGGTTACTGCTACTGCTGCAATTAGTTTAGATACAATCGCAGCGACGACAAGCGTTTATAATCCAACTGTCATTCCTGGCGCGGTTACAATATCGCTTAATGAAATTGCTGCCACTACGACCGTTTACAATCCAACCGTTAACAGTTCGGCAAATATATTCTTAAACACAATTGCTGCTACAGGTACGGTTTATGATCCGACACTTACTGCTGGCGCAGTAACTATTTCTTTAAATACGATTGCAGCGACCACAACTGTTTATTCTCCAACAGTTTTAGCCACATCAAGTATTGTATTAGATGCGATTGCAGCTACGACAACGGTTTACAACCCGACTGTTACAGCAACTGCGGCCATTATTTTGGATGCAATTGCAGCGACTACGCAAGTTTATCAGCCAACGATATTTGCGAGCGGTACTACACAAAACATAAATCTTAATCTAATTCCCGCTACTACGGTTGTTTACAATCCAAGCTTATCGTCAGTGTCCAATGATACCTCCGATATTCTTGAGCGGGGGTTAAAGCGATTAAGACAGGAAGAAGAAAACCTTGCTGCTCAAATTCTTAAAAAGCGGCAAAAGAAAGAGCCACGTAAGGTTAAGAAACCTACAGACTGGAAGAAGGAAATCCTTGCTCAAATCAATGGAGCGCAGGATCTAGCCACATTAGAAGCAATAGACTTAAATGCGGAAAACGTAAAGATTACCGCAAAAATACTTGCTTCAATAGAAAAAGCTAAAGAAGCAAAACGACAAGAATTGCTAGAAAAACAATTAGCATTACAAAAAGCTATTGAAGAGCAGGAAAAAATACTAATAGAGGTTGTCAAAGCAGAGCAAGAAGCGGCAGAATTTGAGCGCAAACAAAACATTAGGAAAAAGCGTTTAAAAGCACTAATGTGGTTGGCTAAATTGGATTTATGACAAAATACAAATTGTTCCAGTGGTGTCCAATAATTGAACAAGTTGTTCCAATAGAAGAAGTAAGAAAGCGAGCCGCATCCAATGCTCGTGATTTATTCATTCAAGATGAGATGGAGCCGACACGAAATCCATTGAATCCTAAAGAAATATATACAAGTAAAAGCAAACTACGAGCCGCTTATAAAGCAGCTGGAGCCGTAGAAATTGGGGATGCTTACGACAGAGGTTATCAAACAGATCGAGAGTCGGGGCGAACGGAAAAAGAGCTAGTTAATAAATTAAAACAAACCATGATTGATAGGTACAGAAATGGAAGATAATCAAGAAACCGTAGAATCTACCGAAGTCGTCCCACAGCGAGCCCAAGCTGATGTTTCAATACGGGAAGCGTTGAGTAAGCAATTTGAGGCACAAGATAGCGAAGAAAGTGTAAGCGAAACTAGTCAGGAAAATGAGGGCCAAAACAACGCGATGGCACCAGCTGCCGCTACGGAAAGCCAGCCAATTCCGCTTGCTCCACCTGCGGATATGAATCAAGCGGAAAAAGCTGCGTTTCTTAATCCTTCGCCTAATAACGCGCATATTCTGCAATCCTATTTAAACAGAAGGGCATATGAGACCAGGACACAGTACGACCGCAAAATGCAGGAGGTCAATCAGCTTCGTGATCAAACTTCCCGTGTCTATGATGTATTAAAAGAATACGAAAATGACTATGCCAAAAACGGCATAAGTGTTGCTGATGTGACCAGACGATCCGTTGCTTGGGACCAAGCCATGCGTAACAATCCGCGACAAACGGCAGTAGAATGGCTTGAAGCTTATGGTTTGTCAGTAAATGACTTGATAAATCAACAAACAGAATCTTCCTCTCAATCTCAAAATTATTTAACCAGGGAACAAGCAGAGCAAATTGCCGAAGAGCGTTATAGAGCTATCCAATCGGAACAAGAGAAAAAAGCCGTTGAGTACATGAATCAACGTACTGTAGAATCATTTATGAACCGGAAGCCTTTATTCCGCGACCCTGAAACAGCTTCACAATTAGAAGCTGAGATGGCCCCCGTGGTACAGGCTTTGACAAGTACAGGCCGTTATAGCTCAACTGATGAGATCCTAGAGACTGCCTATAACTATGTCGTAAACGGGAATCCGACGTTTTCAGGCATTGCACAACGATTGCAAACAACGCCGGTAATACAGCAGCAACAAGTCGCCACAGAAAAGGCGAAGAAAGCTGCAAAATCTATATCTGGCTCTGCTGGTAGCGGAACTCCCAGGATCGTAACGAAAGATATTCGGGACAACCTGCGGCGTCGCCTATCTGGAGATTAGCCAACAAAGTTGTCCCGCTAACTAAAAGGGATAACTAAAATGGCTAATTTGGAAGAGGCAATTGTAGCGACCCTCTTTGACCAGTCAGATGCTATCGCGGACGAGGTGCTTCACCACAATCCGCTTCTTGCTTCGCTGGACGATCAGGGTCTTGTTCGTAAATTCTCCGGTGGATATGAACTCCGTAAGCCAATCATGTACAATGATGCGGCTGTAGGTGGATTCTATTCCGGTTTTGATTCATTCGACCTTTCAGCTATCGATGATGCTACTGCGTTTCGATTTGCAATCAAGCAGGTGTATGAGCCTGTAGCAATTGCAGGTCGTGATCGTCGTGCTAACCGAGACGAGGCTATGCTTCTCGACTTGGCTGAAATGAAGATGAAGGCAGCGATCAGCCGTCTTAAAAATACTGTTTCAACCTCTCTTCGTGGAGATGGAACTGGTTCTGGCGGACTTGAGTTTGATGGTATCAAGAAGGCAGTTTCGACTTCGCCTTCGTCTGGTACTTATGGAACCATTGATCGTTCTGCTAACACTTGGGCTCGTAACCTTGCTGTAAATACGACCCTTTCGGCATCCAATGTTCAGGAGACTATCACCGATACTATCTCGCAGATCGTACGAGGTGATGAGCAGCCTGACCTTGGACTTATGGATCGAACAGCTTGGAAGTACCTCCACAGCTCTCTTACTGCAATTCAGCGTATTCAGCTCCCAACCAAAAAGGCGGTTGCTGGATTCCGAGTGCTTCAGTATGACGGCTGCGACTTCGTGTTTGACGGTGGATATGGCTCGTCTGTTCTTGAGTCAAATTCGTGCCGACTTCTCAACACTAAGTATTGGACGTTCGACATGGTTCGTGGCGCAGATTTCAAACCGCTTGCTCCAGAGATGGCGCGACCGGTTGATCAGGATGCTTTCTTCACGGTTATTATCGTGGAAGGAAACCTCTGTTGCGCTGCACCTGCACTTCAAGCTGTTATTTACGCTTAATTGAGGAGGTAACAGAATATGTCAGGTTCAGGATCATTCGGAGTAAATTATAAGAAGTCATTCGACTCTTCTACTGTGCCTAGCCTACCAGCGTCTCTTGGCGCTACAGGTTCGTCACCAGAAGGCGAATTTATGTTTGTTCAAGCCGATGGCGCAATCGCACAGTATGCGTTTGTAAAAATCAGCGATGACAGCCAAGCAGTAGAGCTTACAACTACACTTGCAGGTTCTAACAACCTTCAGGTTGGAGTTGCTCAGGTTGCTGCTGCCGACAACGAATACCTTTGGGTATGGGTTGGCGGAGTAGGTGGCGGTGGAGCTGGAAGTGGAATCAAAGGTAAGTGCGCAGCGTCGTATGCTGCCGATGCTAACCTTAACACCACAGCAACTGCCGGAGTAGCTGATGATGCTTCAACAACCAAGATTGCCAATGTAGTTGGTCTTACGACCCTCACTGGCGCTGGAACTGTTGAGCTTAAATCGACTGGTTATTTGACCGTGAACTAATTGAAGGGGGGGAGTGTTAAACACTCTCCCCTTTTTTGAGGGATTTTATGGCAAGCGCAACAACTCTAATTGGACTTGGTATGCCAGCAGAACTAGCTTCGGCTGTTTCTGATGGAGTGTTTTCAAGCACCGTAACACCAACCGGACAGGTTGTTGCTACGGCTGCTGGAGTGCGTACCAAGCAAAGTGCTGATAACGTAACTGATGCTTTGCCAACACAAGCTGAAATGGTAACCGCTTTTGGTGCCGCAGCTACGGTTGGCTCAGGATTTATCGGCGTTATCAAAGACAACGATGCAGACACAAACTTTTTCATTTGCGCGAGTAATGGCACCAGCTTTTATGCGCTTAAAATGACGAAGGGAGCGTAATACAAGGGGGGAGCAATCCCCCCAACTTTTTAGGTGATATATGACCGCATACGCTGGTAAAGCAACAACAACAACTCCAACCATTGCAACGGCAACCAGTACGAAAGTTCTCGATGCAAATCCATTCAGAAAATTGCTGATTATTCAAAACGCTTCTGGCGCTCATGTTGGCGTTGGACTAAATGGGCAGACATTAACTGGGATTGCACCGACTTCCACTAACATTTGTTTGAATTTAACAAATAACGATAACGGCAATCGCCTTGTATTCGTAGATGGATTTGTTCCAAACGGAGAAATTACAATTTATCAGACCAGTGGAAGCCCAATAAACACGGTCGTTATTGTTGAAGGCTAGTGCTATAAGGTATTTACGCAATTATGCGTGAATATCATGGAGAAACAATGGCACAGATAGATTGGCAAGCGATCATGTCGGGTCAGACTCAACAGAAGAAACGTTATGCTGGTGCTAACGTAAAGTTCTTTTTTGCTTATAACGAGAACAAAGAAAAAACACTTAAAGAAGGCCGGCCCATATTTGATGAAATACCTTCCATTTCAATTCAATGGCCAGGGCAGGATGAAACCGTTCGTCGCATTGAGCCAAGAGATGCCGAAGAATACCCCGAAGCTTATGCCCGTTTTAAGGCTGGTAACGAGCCTATAACAGAAGGAACGCCATTAGCTGAATGGGCCATGATGACTGGTTCAGCGATGCGTGAGCTTCAGTATTTGGGCTTTAAAACGGTTGAGCAATTGGCAAATGCTACTGATGAGGCCAAACGCAAACTTGGTCCCTTGTCTAAGTTTTGCAAATTAGCCAAAGATTGGATGGATGCCGCCAAATCAGACCAAAATGAAGTTGTTAAGTTGCGTCAGTTGTTAGAGCGCGAACAAGCCAAAACGGATGATTTGCGACACAAACTAGAGTTGTTAATGCAACGGGTTGAAGCAAACGAGGGTATCAGCTTGCGAGCTGAAAGAAAGGAGGTGATCCGTTCTATTCCTGACGAGGCTCTTGAGGAAGGTATTATTGAAGCTCAAGACGAAAATGATGCGGCACCTAGACGAGGAAGACCAAGGAAGATATGACCCTTTCAACGATTATCAATAACGTAGCTGACGAGGCCGGATATACCGTTGAGTCAAATATACTGACTTCAACTGAACCAACCACCAAACAGCTACTGGCAATTGCTAATCGAATGAACAGGGAAATCTTCGAGGCGTATCCCTGGCCTAAATGTTTTGCATCCGGTTCTATAACGCTGGCAGCTGGTACAGCAACGTATGCGCTGCCAGCTGCGTTTTCTTGGTATCATTACGAAACCTTCTGGAATCAGTCTACTCGCTGGCGAGTTCTTGGGCCAATGAGTGCTCAAGAATACGCCGAGATAAGAGGTTTTGGACTTAATACAACCGTTTATCAACGATTCCAAATTCGAGGTATTTCAAACAATCAGCTGATGATTAGTCCAACTCCAGGCGCTAATTACAACGGCGATATTATTATTTTTGAATACATAGCTGACCGTAGTGTCAGACCTAAAGTGTGGACAACTGCAACAACTTTTGCCGCTGATTCATATTGTTTTTATAATGGCAACTATTATCAAACTACTGCTGGCGGCACTACTGGAGCAACAGCTCCAACACATACCAGCGGCTCAGTGTCAGATGGTGGCGTAACGTGGACCTATTACGATGGCATTTACGACAGGTTTCTTGCTGAAACTGATGTAAGTTTATTTAACGAAAAGTTAGTTGAGCAAGGTGTATTAGAGCGATTTGCAGAAATACATGGCTTGCAAAGTATTCGGCCACGATTTGATCAGCAATTGCATGAAGAATTCAGCCGAGATCAAGTTGGCAAAACCGTCTACGCTGGCGGTACTGTTAGATACAATATGTTTGCGCGTGATGGTGTAGCGGTGTTTGGTACATGGATTTAATATGAACGGACAAGAACCAGCATTAACTCAAACAGATCCCAAAGCGTATTATTTGTGGTTGCAAGGTCAAGGAGTGCCACCAAATGTAGCAGTCCAATACGTTCAAAACAGATTCGGCAGTCCTCAAGAATATCAACAGCGGCAAAACAAAAAACAAGCTGGAAATAGCACTAATAATGCTCTTGCTACTACAGGTGGCATGATCGCAGGAACTATTGTTTATGATCAAGCCAGTGGATTGTATAAAGATATTACTACTAATAAACCTGTTTCAAAGCCAACGGTTGATCAAGCAGGTCAACAAGCAGGAGCACAGCCTACGCAACCTGATGCTTCAAGCGTGTCACAAACGCCAGATGGGAGTGCAGCTTCCGCTCCAGTTACCGAAGTTGGTCCGACAACTATGCCGGATGGATCTCCTGGAACGCAAATGTCAGATGGCGCTAAAGTCGGACAAAATGGAGAGATAATAAAGCCAGATGGCACTTCAGGTGGTTCTTTTCAAGGACAAGCTCTTGCAGGCTTGCAAATAGCAGGTGGCGCTGCTCAGGCGTATAACGGTTATAAACAATACCAAAGCGGAGAAAAGCTAGGTGGCGCTGCCAATATGGCTGGAGGGGCTTATTCTGCTGCTGCTGGCGCTCAAGCTTTAGCAGCTGGAGGAACTGCTGGTTCTCTAAGTCAATATGCTCCTGCCGTTGGTACTGCTGTTGCTGCTGCTCAAGTTGGTCAGCAGATGTTGAATGAGAAAGGAGCTAGTGAGGATAGAGCAGCAAAATCAGATGTAGAAGCAAAGAAATCGGCATTACTTTATATTCCTGGGTATGGTTGGATAGCCTATGCAGCTTTAATGGCAGCAGACGCTTTGAGTGGTGGCAAAGCTACTGAAGGTTTGATCAAATTACAAAAAGCTGAATATAAATTAACCGATAAAATTGACCTTGGTCTTGGGAAAAACATTCGAAGTAAGGTTTTTCACCAATCAACAAAAGGGCGTCAACAAGAAAGAACCGGCCAGTTAATGCAACAATCGGATGATCCTCAATGGCAAAACTATGTTGCTGGTATGAGGTTGCCACAAAATCAAGAAGGGCCAAAAGAAGAAACAAAGCCGTTCTACAAAGGTCAATACGCAACTTTCGAGGAGTATAAAAAGGCCGGTTTACAAGCCGACGATCTGACTGGCGTTTACGGCAACTTAGACGCTTTTAAGCCTGCCTATGCGGAAAAACAAAATCTTCCAAATTGGGCACAACTTACATTTGATCAGCGAAAAGCAGTTACGCAACGGCTTATTGACGAAGATATGTATGCGTCTAAAAAAGGTGACATAGTTATTCCTGATAAGGAAAAAGCTCGTAGAATTTATGAGGAGATGGCCGCAAACAATTTTGGAGCACCGCCACAAAAAAATAACCTAGATATACGAGGCAGTTTACAAAATAACTTAAATAAATAATTGCATAAGAACAAGCCAATCGACAAAACAACAATATACGAAACTGCATCGGATAACGGTAGGAAAGAAAATATGCAAGGCGAGTCTATAAAAATATAGGATAAATTTATGCCAAAACTTAATTATAAAAAAAATGAATTAAATTCAGCGATGGCAAAGGATCCGTCAACTACTAAATCGTCATCTAAAAGTCCTGGTGCTAGTCCTCGCGAAAAGGAGCCTAGTATGGCAGCCAATCAAGTCCGGGAACAAGCGTATCAACAGGCACCGACAATTTCCGGCATTGCCAATAATCCACAACAGGCACAAAGCATAGCAGATTATTTAAATGCTAATCCAAATTTAACAGCGGACAGATCAGTCGCGAATATAGATCCTGGCTACAATTTGGGTTCAAGTTATTTCAATCCCAACAATCCTCAAGTTGCTAATCCAATTTATTATCAGCCGTACAATCCACCAGCTCCGCAGCAAGGCGATCCTAATCAAAAGATTTATATGTGGCCTAATGCCCAAGGGAATCAACAAACAAACGTAATGAATCAATTGGAGCCGTTTTTTAAACCTGGATATGTTAATCGGCCATTGACCCCTCAACAGCGTCAAATAATGGGCATAGATCCTAACGATCCAAATCAATATGTAATGGGACCAAACGGACAAGTTTTTGGTACGCTTATGGGATTTAATAGAAGCAATACTTCTATGCCAGCAGGAAACGCTGATCAGTATATGAGTATGTATGAGTCTCAAGCGCAGGCTCCTCAACAATCGGCTAGAGATCAGGCAAAAAACCTTTTAGGATAATATGGCTTTTCAAGGATTCACAATGTCCCCACCATACAGTGGGTTGGACCTAGTAAGTCCAATTGACAATATGGATCCATCTTATGCTTTG